CGTAATTACGATATGGGTGATGAGACTAAAAAAAGAAAAGAATATTTTGTACATTTTAAATTTTTACCAGGATTAGGTTTTTATGGTTTTGGTTTAACACATATGATTGGTGGATTAAGTAGAACTGCTACTCAATCACTAAGACAATTACTTGATGCTGGAACATTATCAAACTTACCAGCTGGATTTAAATCAAGAGGTATAAGAATTAGAGATGATGACCAACCGTTTCAACCGGGAGAGTTTAGAGATGTTGATGCACCGGGAGGTAATATCAAAGATCAGTTTCAAATTTTACCATTTAAAGAACCATCAGCTACATTGTATCAGTTAATGGGTTTTGTAGTTGACGCTGGACAAAAGTTTGCAGCCATAACTAATATGGATGTTGGTAATGACATGCAAAACAGAGCAGTGGGAACTACAGTTGCATTAATGGAACGAGGTTCGAGAGTCATGACCGCTATACACAAAAGATGTTACTACTCAATGAGAAGAGAGTTTAGACTTTTATCAAAAGTATTTGCAACTTATCTACCACCTATTTATCCTTATTCAGTATACGGTGCAGATCAAGCAGTTAAACAAACTGACTTTGATGATAGAGTGGATGTTATTCCAGTTGCTGATCCTAATATCATGAGTATGGCTCAAAGAGTAACTTTAGCTAATGAAAATTTAAAGATCGCTATGTCAAATCCATTAATACATAATTTAAGAGAAGCATACAGAAGAGTTTATGAAGCATTGGGGACTCAAGACATAGATCAATTATTAATACCACAAGAGAAACCAACACCAAAAGATCCTGCAACAGAAAATATGGAATCCTTAATGCAGAAACCATTAAGAGCATTTCCAACACAAGATCATGATGCACACATTTCAGCTCACGTAGCATTCATGGCTACAAGAATGGTTCAAATTAATCCACAAGTTTATTCAGCTTTACAAGCTCATATATCAGAACACGTTTCATTAAAAGCTCAAGGAGAAGTTGGAGCTTTGATTCAAGATGATCCAATGATGCAACAAATGTTACAACAAGATCCAGAGGGAGCACAGATAAGAATTGCTTCTATGATTGCAAAAAGAGTTGCAGAGATAACTACTCAACTTGCTCAAAGTGAAGCTATGGGTCAACAGAAAGATCCGTTAGTTGCATTAAAAGAAAGAGAACTAGATTTAAAAGCAGTTGATCTTCAAAGAAAAGCAGATCAAGATATGAACTCTAATGAGATTAGAGAAAATGAAATTGATGAAAGATTAGATATTGAGAAAATGAAATTAGAAAACAATGAGGATCAAGCAGCAGAGAGAATTAGAATTGCAGAAGAGAAACTTGATATTGCTAGAAAGAAAATTAAAAAGTAATGCCTTTTAAATCTGAAAAACAAAGAAGATATTTACATATAAACAAACCTACTATTGCAAAAGCATGGGAGAGAAAATATCTTTCAGGTGGAGAAGTTTTAAAACTTAAATCAAAAAAATACAAAAGAGGAGATGCGGTTGATACTGGAGACTTTGGTTCTGAAGCAGCTAACGATGCTAGTCTAAGTGCTGGAAATAAAAGCGTTGGTTATGGAGGGGGAGATGGAGATCCTAGAACTGGTGGTGGAGTTACTACGGGTGGTAATAAGGGTGTAAAAGCAGTTACTACAGTTATGGGAAAAGTTTTAGATCTACCTTTAACTGCATTAAGTTATGGTTTTAAATTTGCAAAAAATATTACAACACCACAAAAAACAGTTGCTACTAAAACTACTACTCCAAAAACAACTGGAGGTGGAGAGGGACAACAAGTTTCTTTAAAACAACCAATTATTCCTATGCAAACTTATAAAACAGTAGATACAAATTTAATTAATCCGAAAAAAAATTTTTTTAATTTCAAAGCATATAATATTGGGGGGTTATCTGGTGGAGTAAGATATGGTCCACCACCAAAAAGGGGACCTAACTCACAAGTACCTCCAGTTAAAATGAAAAGAGGAGGATATAAAAAATAATGTGGTTATCAGCTATTAAACTTGCAATGTCTGCAGGATCAAAAATTTACGCTAACAAGCAGAAAACTAAAATGGCTATGTCTGAAGCACAACTTCTACATGCTGATCGTATGGCTCGAGGAGAGGAGCAGTACCAAGGAAAACTTTTAGAGGCTAGACAATCAGACTGGAAGGACGAGGCAGTTTTAATAATTTTAAGTTTGCCCGTAGTAATTTTAGCCTGGGCAGTCGTATCGGATGATCCGACAGCGATGGACAAAGTAAAACTGTTTTTCGAAATGTTCTCAGAGCTTCCGAAATGGTTTACAAATTTATGGATCCTTGTCGTGGCGAGTATTTACGGTATTAAGGGAACACAAATCTTTAAAAATGGTGGAGGAAAAAAATAATGTGGAAATGGATAAAAAATTTATTTAAAAGAGAGCCTAACAAAGATCCTCATATTGAATTTTATGAAGATCCTGATTATTCCAAAATGAGTAAAGGTGATCTTAAAAAATTAAGAGCTCAAGGTAAAATAAAATCTATCTATCCACCTTATATTTAGTTTTTTCTCCACCAAAAGATAATTGTTTTTCTATCATTATTAAAAACTTTTTTAACACCATGGTGTACGGTTTGGCCATTGAAAAAGGTAAGCATACCTTTTTTGGGTTTTAAATTTATTCCATTTTTTGTATAGAATTCTCCACCCTTAAATTTTTCATTAAGATAAATTAAACTATTATATTCAATATGTTCTCTGCCAGAATGATTATGTATGTGAAGACTAGCAGAAGAACCAGCATGATGGTTTTGTATTTCTGCTTGTTCAATAATTAATTTATTATTAAATCTTTTATTAATATATTTAGTAACTTTTTGTACTATTGGATCTTTAGTTATATCTATAATTCTGTCCTCCCAAGGTAGTGAGTTTTCTTGATAGCCTATATCATTAATCATTTTAAAATATTTTTTACACAATCTAGGCGATAAAAAATTATCTAATACGTACATTTTATCACCATTTGAAATTATTTTTTTCATTTGCAATTTTTAATTATTAATGTATTAATTATTTATGAGCCTAAAAGATACTTTATTACAAGCTTTAGAAGATGATTACAATGCTAGAATTTCTAAAGCAGATGCTACTATAAAAATATACCTGACTAATTCAGTCGGGATTGGAGAGCATCCACAACACTTAGATGAGATAGATAAACAACTAGCAATTATTACTGATTCCGAAGAAAAAATTTCAGCTCTTCAAGTATTTAAATTATGATTCAAGGAGACAGCTCAGAGTATGAACTGTTAAAAAAATGGTGTGATACATTACCATTTTTTGAAGAGCCTCAATCAGTTACAACATGTGAAATAGGAGTAAGACAAGGCCTTGGTTCTCAAATAATTATGATGAGTATTTTAGCTCGAGTAAAAAAAATTAATTATCAACATTATGCTATCGATCCTTACGGAGACCTAAAGTATAAACACTTTGATGTAAATACAAAATGGTTAAAAAATGGAGTATGGAGTGAAGAAGCACCAACATATTCAAATGAAATGAGAGATCAAATGGTAAAAGATTTTTCAAAAAATCCATATTTTAAATTTTATAATATGACTGATATTGAATATATGAATATATTTAATTTAAGTAAAACTATATACGATTTAGTTTTCCTTGATGGTCCACATACAACAAAAGATATTTTAAGAGAAGTAATTTGGTTTGCAGAAAGATCAAGAAAAGGTTCCAGAATTATTTTAGACGATTATACTTTATGTAACTTTGAAGTAGTAAGAGCAGCTATTTCATATTGGGATTTTAAGGATATAGAAAAAGGAGATAACAAAGTTTGCTTTGAAAGAATATGTTAGATTACCACACTAGGGAACAGATTGTTAATGTAATTAATAAATCAATTAAAGATATAAAAGATCATCTTTGCTATGGGGTTGAAACGGTTGAACAAATAATGTATGCTCGAGGCAGACTCAGCGCCTTAGAAACGCTGCTTCAGGATATTAAAAACCTGCAAAAAAAGGAGAATGACGATGGTTGAATTGATAAAACCTAAACTTACAAATTTCGGAAACGAAAAAAATAAAGAAGAGGTTAAATCACAAATTCCAACAGATCCTAAAGGCATCAAAGAATATCTTCAAGTAATACCAAACCCAGTTGGATACCGTATGTTAGTCAGACCTTGGTCTGGACAAGCAAAAACAAAAGGCGGTGTAATTTTAACAGAGGAAACATCCGAAAAAATACAAATGACAACAGTAGTTGGATTAGTTGTAAAAATGGGTGATCTTTGTTATCAAGACAAAGAAAAATTTCCAAAAGGTGCTTGGTGTAAAGAAGGAGAATTTGTTATTTATGGCAGATACTCTGGAAGTAGATTTCAAACTAAATTCGGTGAACATCGAATGCTTAATGATGATGAAATATTAGGAACTATAGGAAAGCCAGAAGATATTCTCCATTTATTTTAATAAAGGAGAATAAACATGGCAGAAGTAAAAGACTACAGTGCAGAAGCTCTACTAGCAAAAGAAAACGAAGTAGAATTAGACACTGATGATGTAAAAGAAGAAAAAGTTGAATTAACAGAAAATGTTTCTAAAGAAGCTGATACCAATTTAAATGTTGGTGAGGTAGATTTAGGATATACTGGACATTCAAAAACAGAAGAAGATAAATCAGATAAACCAAAAATAGAAGTTACTGAAGAAAAACCAGAAACTACTATTACGGAAAAACCTGAATCTGAATCTGAAGAAAAACCAAACCTTAACGAATCAAGAAGAGATTATCAAAAAAGAATTGATAAGCTTGTCTTTCAAAAGAAAGAAGCTGAAAGAAGAGAAAAAGCAGCTCTTGAATACGCTAAGGGAGTACAAAAGAAATTTGACACTAATCTCCAAAAGTTAAATTCTACTGACGACCAGTATCTAAAAGAATTAGATGCTAGAGTAGATGCTCAAAGAGAACAGGTCAAAGTAGCTCTTCAATCGGCAATCGAGAGCCAAGATGCTTCTAAAATAATGGAAGCTAATGATAAATTAACTCAATTAGCTGTAGAAAAAGAAAAAGCTAGATTAGAGATGACTAATCGTGAAGAAAAAAAGAAAGCCGAAGAAGAAAATAATAAACAACAACAAAACGTACAAGCTGAACCTCAAACAGCGGAAATGTCACAAACAACACCACAAATAACTCCTAAAGCTAAGAAGTGGGCTGAAGAGAATACATGGTTTGGGAATGACGAAGTAATGACTAATGCTGCCATTACTATTCACAATAATATTGCACAAGAAGGTATTGAACTAGACAGTGATGAGTATTATAATGAAGTAAATTCAAGACTGAAGAAATATTTTCCTGAAAGTTTTGAAAAAGCAAACGATGAGCTTAAAAAAGAAGCACCACAACCCGTCCAAACGGTTGCCTCTGCAAGTCGTAGTCAACAAGGACGCAGAACTGTGAAACTCACAAAGTCACAGGTAGCTATTGCTAAAAGATTAAATGTGCCACTAGAGGAATATGCTAGATACGTGAAGGAGGATAAATAGTATGAATACAATTAAGAGAACTTCACGGGAGTCAGAATCAAAAGTTTCAAATGAAACTAAAAAGTCCTGGACTCCACCATCCAGTTTGGATGCACCACCTGCACCGAATGGTTACGCCCATAGATGGATCCGTACTACCGTTCAAGGTTTTGAGGATACAGCTAATGTATCTAAAAAATTAAGGGAAGGTTGGGATTTTGTAACAGTCGAACAAGTTCAAAACGAAGTCGGCACAAACAAATATCCTTTCTATACCGAAGGTAAATATCAGGGTTGTATTGGAATTGGAGGCCTTGTGCTGGCAAGGATACCAGAGGAGATATTGGTTTCACGTGCTGAGTATTTTAAAAAACTTACTCAAGACAGAATGAACGCGGTAGACAATGATCTTATGAAGGAACAGCACCCAGACATGCCTATCAATATTGATAGACAGTCTAGAGTGACCTTTGGTGGTAGTCGTAAAAAATAATATTTTTGCAATACCTACCGGGTTATTAAAATAAACTGTTAAAACGGAGAAAACAAATATGTCAAATCAAGTAGAAAAGTTTGGTCTAAGACCATACAGAAAACTAGATGGAACACCTCTTGTTGGAGCCCAAAACAGATATACGATTGCTTCAGGTTATGCAGATGCGATTTTCCAAGGAGAAATGGTTGAACCATTAGGAACTGGAAATATCCAAAGACATGGCCCGAACACATCGGATGCTGTTGTGGGTGTTTTTAACGGATGTTTTTATACAGACCCAACTACTCAAAAGCCAACGTACAGCAACTACTATCCAGGTGGAATTGCTGCTTCTGACATCACAGCATTTATTGTTGATGATCCAGATGCAGTATTCTTAATGGATGCTGATGCAACGTTTGCAAGAGCTGATCTGTTCAAGAACTATTCTGTTACTAACACAACAGGTGTTACACAAACAGGAATATCAAAACAGCAACTAGATGTAAGTGTATCTGGAACTGCGGCAACTTTCGCTGTACAAGCGATTGATATATGTCAAGATCCAGAAAACTCTGACACAACGTCTGCAAATGCGAACATTCTTGTTAGAATCAACAATCACTTCTATAGAAGTGGTACAGGTATAGCGTAAAGGAGATAAACTATGGCAATATCACGAGCACAACTAGTTAAAGAACTAGAGCCAGGTTTGAATGCTTTATTCGGCCTGGAATACAACAGATATGAGAATCAACATGCGGAGATTTTTGTAACTGAAACATCTGACAGAGCTTTTGAAGAAGAAGTAATGTTAAGCGGTTTCGCTTCTGCACCAACTAAACAAGAAGGTGCTGGAGTAGTGTTTGATACAGCAGGTGAAACTTTCACAGCTAGATACAATCACGAAACAATCGCTTTAGCGTTCTCGATCACTGAAGAAGCAATCGAAGACAACCTATATGACAGATTAGCTGCAAGATACACAAGAGCTCTTGCAAGATCTATGTCAAATACGAAGCAAGTTAAAGCTGCTAACGTACTTAACCAAGCACAGTTCACTGCTGTTACTGGTGGAGACGGGGTACCGTTAATTTCTAACGCACACCCATTAGCAACTGGAGGAGTATTTTCAAATGTTCTTACAGTAGCTGCAGATCTTAACGAAACTTCACTAGAGCAGTCGTTAATCGACATCGCTGGATTCGTAGACGAAAGAGGTCTAAGAATCGCTACTCAAGGTAGAAA